CTGCGTTCCTCCAGCTAAAGCGACCTTAGCAGCAGAGGCTAGACTACCACTCATGATTGCAACAGCCAAACTAGCATTTGACGCTAACTCATCCGCAATAGCAAAATCAGCATAAAGTAAATGTTGTTCTGACTGGAACTTTGAAGGGTCAGTATTCAGAACCTTAGAAAGATAGCTATCAGATGAGGGGTCTAGTGAAGCGCTAATCAACTTCACCTGATTATTTTTGCCTATTTGTGCAAGCTCGTTAGTAAAAGTTGTAGCACTAGACGATAAGATTATTGTAAAAATACCACTGCTATTAGCTTGTGCAACCTCAAGTGATCCAGTACTGATCGTTGCAGGGGTAAGTGAGCCCTCAATATCAGGTTGCGAAATAAACGCAGTTGTACCGGTTGCAAATAGCAACATTCCCCGAATAAGGTTTACGTAGTCTTCGGTATTGGCAGTAGCCGTAACATCAAACGAGTCATTATCTGTAAAGACCGGAAAGCCTTGAGTTTCCTGACTTCGTACTGCATGAGTTCCAGCAATGAACTTCACACAACCACGTGAGCGTTGATGTGAGTCAACACCTACAGCAGCGGCGGCACCACTAAGAATGAATCCTGCACTCTTAACAACGCCGTATTGCTTTGTTTTTGCAATATCTGTTGACGTTCTGTTGGCACCGGCTCCGAGAACGCGTGTAAATGTAACTGCAGTTCTATTCTGCAACCACTGCTGTACGGCATAGGGTGCAAATCGATCGGGATCTAAGTCTCCGAACGTCTTAGCAAAGTTACTGTATGTTCCTAGCGTTACGGGAACGAACGCTGGGCCCTTTTCTGAGGTTCCTATTATACCAGCTGGTGTTCCCACAACCGATACTGTCCGACCAGAAAGATCAATCTCCTGCTCAAAGAACCCTGGTGATCTAAAAGTTTGTTCCGCCATTGAGCGCATCTCCCACTGTATTCTGTATTAAATATCTTCTCTCAACCGCTAAATCTAAGTAACAATGTCTTCAAGTGTAGTACTGATCTCTCCCCGCAGCACAGTCTCACCTTTTCTACTGTTACGACCTTTAACGCGAACGAGAACTTCTTTTGTCTCGCCTGTTGCTTCATTATGAACTTTTCTAATAATTACCTCGGTCCCCGGGCCAGATGTTGTGGTTCCAACACTAGTTGATTTTTGTACCGGTGGTACTGAGGAATTTTTTCTTGCGTCACTTGAGGCACGATACGCGCCTGGACCTGATTCACCTGACGCTGCCTGTGCAGCTGATGCCTGACCACTGGAGCCAATCGCCTGGCCGGGTAATAATGCATCAGCTGCATCTAGGTCTTGCAAAATATATGCATTTGGATCAGCACTTGCGGGGCCTCCTATTGGCAAAGGAAGTGCACGAGTATCCTCTATCATAAATTCAATTGATGGAGCTGATACATACGATCGTAAGCCTGATGGTCGGCCAGGAATATCTGGTTCAATTAAATACGCAATAACGCTTATATTAAAAGAATATCGAATTATTCTCTCCTCAGAAGAAAACTCATCAAAATTACTTCCAGGTGTAAACGCTGAATCTGCAAACCCAGTAAACCAATATCCTTTCTCTGTCTCCAACCTAAATTCACGTTGGTGATTATTTGTATACGATGACATAACGGCAGACAATACATCATTCATTTGTGATGTGTATTGTGTCCATACTGTGATTTCATAAGTTGCTTGAAAATACTTGACTGGAGGCATCTCAATCGTTTCAATAAAATTATTATCTAAACGTGACCGCAATACATTTCCGTCTTCCAGTAAATCATTATCTAATGCGAATGTTTCTCTATTCGTTCCCTCAACGCCTCGAGGGGATCCTGAACGTGTTGTGCCAATGGGGCGATTACTCCCAGTCGTATACGTATTTTGAAAGCCAAGTTTATTAAGCAATCGTTGATAACGAGCATCTTCTTTATGAAGTCGGCGTTTAATTGTAAGAGGCAAGCCCTGGCCTGGACCTTTTCCCATATCAGGTGCCTGGTCAATTCCAGATCGCAAAATTGAAATTAATGGTAGTATTACAATATTATTTTCATCTCGCAAAGGTTGCTTTCTACGCAGAATTGCAAACCGTTCACCCGTTGCAAATATTACTGGAATACGCCTGGTCTCATTACCCATTGTATAGTACAGAGGAATTTCTTTTTCGAATAGATTAAAAACAGCTTTATCAACATCCTCGATGGTACATGAGGGCAGACTAAAATCATCTGGTATGTTACTGCCTTCATATCCCTGGGGTGTATCAAATTCATGATTAGATGTTTTCGTGTAGCGTGTAGACATTATGACTCATCATAAAAAGCTGAACCAGCTTTTGAATTTGAACCCTTAGGTGCGACTTCCGCAGGGCCGGTGATTGGTTTTTCTAATATGCCCTTCTCTATAAGCGCACGTTCATCGTTGGTTTTACCAAGCTGGTTCTCGGCGAACCCTCTTTGCTGTGCAAATGTTTCTTGAATAGCATCAGGATCGCTATATCCCTCGTCAGTCGGTCCAATAGGATCAAAGTTGATTTGTCCTTGACGAGCTTGAACACCTGAAAGTGTTACACCGGTATAATGTTCTATTTGTCCAAAAATATTACTCTCATAAACAACTGAAGTTATCTCAAAGAAAATTGTTCCATAGCTGTAATAATCTCCAGTCGCGACCGTTTGTGCCAATCCCTTATCAATTAAATCACGATATTGAATATAGACTTCTTGCTTATATTTCTCATCGACTCCGTATCGACCGGTCTCGAATGCACCTTTTTCCCAGTTAATCAATGCATCAATTTCAACAGGCGGATCATACACCTTTTCTGGGGCTTCCTCGTATACAGGATCAACCTCTGAGAGGTCTTCTCTAACTGCGTAATAGTAAATCTTTTGTCCTATTACATCCTTCACAAGCTCCTTTGTGACATCGGAAATGAGGTCGATTTCTCGTGGGGTGATAAACAAGCGTGCCATTTATATTACCCCGTATAAATCGTAAGCCCATTAGGCATTGGTATAAGTCTCAAAAGCCTATTAAGTGCTTCAGCTTCATCAGCTGCGCCAGTTATTAACGAGCTATATGTAAGCTTATCTAATTGTTCCCTTAATTGAGTCTTTAAAGCCTCCTTTTCGGTTTGGCCTTGTGTAACCAAATCGCCACCGTTAAGTTGTACATCACCACCAGGAATTGGTACTGTCGTGAATTTGTTTCTCACATAACCAAGTAACTCCTTTGATAAAGCAGTAGTATACTGTCTAATCCATTGTCGGCCCATTGAATTAATATTTCGAAAGGTAAGATTTCCAAATGGTACATTAGATACATTACTAACACCATAAATTGAATCATCAGTATATGCAGGATTAAATGGATCAGGTGACATCATTACCCTAATCCATAGCTTCTTAGGATCACCCTGTGTAGGTGTAGGATATATTCGTATTTTTGTACCTATAATTTTATAAGAGTAATTTGAACGCCTTACCCTATTTGATAAATCCATTTGTCCTGCGCGAAGAACATCTTCAAAAACCGGTAAAATGTAGAATACGGTCTCAGGTGTAAATGATTCAAATGGAAACTCATTAGCCATGTAATTAATAGCCGATGAGGTATCAAAAAACCTATATGCTGCCTGTGGGCTATAGTGAAACACCTCAGCAATACGCATTTTTGTTGTTGAGCCAGCGGATTGTGAATCAAAAATGACGGCGCCATCAGCATCTTTCAAGTCAGTGTATATGTCATAATCCTGCTTATTTTGAGTAAGCGTAATAGATCCACTAACCTGATTATAATCTCCACCGACAAATGCCTCAGTTGAGAATGCAGATGCCTCTCTAACTGCAAAGTCGTAATTAAACCGCTGTAACATGGTCTCTTTACCATGTGGTCCAATATTAAAACTACCTGACATCTCAGAACCTGTTGCAAATCCAAGCAGATTCATCAACGTACTTTCGGCCTCATGCATATTAACAATGGCGCTATATTCTAATGTTGCCTCTTCAAGACACGCCCAAATCTGTTTTTTTGTAAGCTCGACCGATAGGATGTCATCACCTAACTTTCTCTTTACAAAAGTAACCAGATTATTTGCTTCTGTCTGAAACCCCTGATCTTCATCAAAAAAACCAAAGGGTGTTGGGCTAGTAGTATTCGTAAATGTTGCCATTATTTCACCTGTCTATAAGTATCATAAGCAAAGCGAATGTAATAAAAGCAAAGCAAAAAGAAAACCCCCAACCAGAAGGAAGGGGGTTTGACACATCGATTTAATGATTACGCACATCTATAACAAACATATGACCGGGCTTAGTGTTAAATAGGCTTAATAAAAATGAAGATCTTAATTACTTCAACCTATCCATCATTTGTACGAACCTTGGGCCTAAATCGGCCCTTTTAGCACCAGAGGCGAAGGCACTTAGCTTGGCTTTTAACGTCTCAAGCTCAGCAGCTAAATCTGCCACCTCTTTCTTACAAGCTGCAACATCTGCTCTAGCAGATTTGTCAACCGTTTCAGACGTTGTAGTTTTCTTAGTAACAACCTTTTTAGTAGTTGTTGCAGTAGCCTTTGCGCCTGCAGTCGTTTTTGTAAATGCCATTTTATATTTCCATCCTTTGTTAAGCCAACTGGCTTTCAGAAATAAATATTCAGCTGCGAGCCAAAAAAAAGGGTCGCCCAAAAGGGCGACCCGAAGACCTCTAATCCGTTAAGATTAGATGATATTCATATTGAGGCATGTAACAGTACCGTAGAAGTCAGCGCGAACAAGCTTCTTACCGTAGCGAGTCATGACACCCTTACGTGGGGTGAAGTCCTCTGGTGCGAAGATAGTCGGTGTGACAATCAGCGGGACATAAGGTGCGTAAACATACCCAGTCTCGAGGTAACTGCCGCCCTTATAGCCAACGAGTACCTTGTTGCGTGGGAAGTAAGGATCTTTGTAAACCGTGAAACGGTTAGACAATGTACCCATCTTCTCAGCGCCGAGGCTGAATGGAGCTGCGACCTGTCCGTCACCATCGATGCTCAACTGTGGACGATAGAAGACCGAAGCCTCAAGGATCGTCGCAACATCAGGACCGACAACACAGAAGTTGGCAGCGCCCCGAAGCGTCTTACGGTGAATGGTGTTACCCACGTCGATGATAGTCTCAATCAGAGTCTCATACCACTCGCGAACCGTACCGGTAAAGGCAGGACCTGGAGT